TATCTACCGCGCACCGGCTCGATCTGGCGGTAATGCTTTTTGACGAATTGTCACCGATCTTAGAGTCACGGTTTAACGCAACCCTTATGAAATCATATGGGCGTAACAGAGTAACAATGCCAGACGGCTCAACTTGGCTGGTGCGCGCTGCCAACAATTCTGTAGGTCACGGCACTAGCCCATCGCTAGTAATTGCCGATGAAATGTGGGATATTTCGCGCGAGGTTATAGACGGCGGTCTTTTGCCGGCTCAACGTGCACAGGTTTCACCGCTTTTGTCTATGTGGTCAACGGCTGGCACTGAGGCAAGTACGGCAATGTTGCGTTGGCGTGAGCAAGGGTTGCGCGCTATTGACACAGGCAAAAACGCATCGTTTTATTTTGCCGAATGGAGTCCACCGCCAGACATAAACCCGATGACCCCAGAGGCATGGGTCTATGGCAACCCTGCGTTAGGCATAACGCTTACGCCTGAGACATTGTTGGCAGAGTCAGAGAACCCTGATCGAGCAGCCTTTTTGCGCGCCAGTTGCAACCTATGGGTTGCGTCAGATAAGTCATGGATACAGCCGGGTCAATGGCCTGCCCTGCAGTATGACGGCGAGATACCTGACGGCGGCACGGTAGCCATAGAAACCAGCCTTGATGACACACGGTATTTTGCGGTGCGTTGCGTGGCTTTACCTGATCGGCGCACAGTGGCAACAGTCGAGTTTGTGGCAGACACGTTTAGCGAAATGCTGGCACACGTTGAGCGCCTATGCGCTAACCCACTGGTCAAGTTTGCGATCACGCCAACGGTAGATAACCACTGGCCGCTATCGCTAGAGCGCCGCCGCGTTGTAGTTGGCTACGGCGAGATACTTAAGTTTACGCCGTCAGTCAAAAACATGATTAACGAAAAGTTGTTGTGGCATGACGGCAGCAACCAACTTGCCGAACACGTCAGCCGCGCTGTAGCAGTCAGATCACAAAACAGCATTGCGCTGTCAAGCCAACGATCACCTGGCCCAATTGAGTTGGCGCGCTGCATGGTCTGGGCAGCAGCTTTAACCAGCCGACCCACGTCATCAGGCAAACCTATGCTCGTGGTTTCTAACGGCTAACATCACATTGGCATCGGCTCGATGGCTTGCTTATCGTCGGGATACCGCATCGCATACCGGGCCGATGCCACCACAAACCGCACGGACTGTGGCACACTCATAGCATGGCATTTTTTAACAAAGTAACTAAGGCCGCTATTAGCCCACCAGCAGGCAAGGCCGCTGCAGCCGGCACAGGTTACACAGGGCCATACGCGCCATCAGCCAACAACGGTGGCGCTGCAATGGTTGGCGTTTATTACAACTACACAGAGGGCGAAGCACGCAACGCTGCTATGTCTGTGCCGACCGTTAGTCGAGCACGCGACCTGATCGCATCAGTTATTGCTTGTATGCCACTCAAGATGTATAGCGAAATGTGGAATGGCGAAACAATGGAAAAAGTGCCAATGGCCCCGCGCACTTGGCTACGCCGCATTGACCCAACAGTGCCCAACAACTTTATTATGTCGTGGACTTTTGACGATCTGTTTTTTTATGGGCGCGCATTTTGGTACATCACATCACGCACCGCCGATGGTTTTCCAGCGTCATACACACGCCTACCAGCAAGCATGGTGCAGACATTAGATCAGGCTGGCCCGGTCTGGTTTGCACCGTCTAAGCAAATTATTTTTAGCGGTGGCGAGTTAGACCCTAACGATGTGGTGCAGTTTCTCTCACCTATTCAGGGCATCACCTCAATGTCAACGCAGTCGGTTGCTACCGCGCTAAAACTTGAGGCCGCACGGTTTCGCAACGCATCAAGCGCCATCCCTGCCGGCATCCTTAAGCAAACTGGTGGCGAACCACTAAACGCACAAGAGTTAGCAGACCTAGCGTCAGCGTTTAACGCAGCGCGCATGACTAACCAAACTGCTGCACTTAACGAGTATTTAAGTTATACAGAAACGGCTACTAGCCCAGACAAGATGTTGCTTATTGACTCTGCAGAGTTTCAGGCTATGGAAATGGCGCGCTTGTGTAACGTGCCGCCATATTTAGTTGGCGTTTCTGTAGGCAGTTATTCTTATCAGTCGAGCAGTGAGAGCCGCGCCGATCTGTGGACATTTGGCGCGCGCGCTTACGCCGATTGCATTGCCGGCACACTTAGCCAAAACAACATTTTGCCTAACGGCACTTATGTTGAGTTTGATGTTGAGGGCTATTTGATGGGCGATTACAGCGAGCACAACGAAATGGCGCAACCCTACGATGAGGAAAGAGTAGTATCACCAACATGATCAAACTTATTGCATCACAAGTAACGATTGACGCTGCAGCTGGCGAGACAGGCCGCCGCGAAATTACAGGTGTGGCCGTGCCCTACGGTGTGGCCGCAACGGTTGCCGATGGCACGTCAGTGATCTTTGAGCAGGGCAGCTTGCCAGTTGACGGTAAAGCACCACGCCTCTACATGAACCATGACTCAACTAACGCCATAGGCATTGTCACAGAGCGCGTGGACACGCCAGAGGGCATGATGTTTACAGCCAAGATCAGCCGCACACAGGCTGGCGATGAGGCTTTAATCCTTGCTATGGATGGCGTTTTAGACAGCGTGTCGGTAGGCGTAAACCCGATCAAATACACCACCGCAAAAGACGGCACAGTGACCGTGACCGCTGCAGACTGGATTGAGTTAAGCCTTGTGCCAGTACCAGCGTTTGCCGGTGCGATCATTACCGACATTGCAGCGAGTATCCCACAAGACGAGCCAGAAATAAGTACTATAGAAACAGAACCTACACAGGAGACAGAACCCATGAGCGAAGCAACCATTCCAGCAGTCGAGGCAACCATCCCAACTGCACCAATTTTTGCACAAGCAAAACGCAAGTTTGTTATGCCATCGGCAGCCGAATACATGGCAGCAATGCACGCTGGTGGAGACACATTCCACAACGTCAACGCCGCCTACAAAGAAGCCGTGCGCGATCAGCAAACAGCATTGCAAGCAGCTGCAGGCGATGTGCTTACCACCGACACACCCGGCTTGTTGCCAGTGCCAGTGCTTGGGCCAGTGTTCCAAGACCTCAACTTTGTGCGACCAGTTGTTAGCGCATTTGGTGCACGCGCAATGCCAAACACACCAAGCAAAACTTTTACACGGCCAACAATCACCACGCACACAAGTGCAGCAACACAAACTGAAAACAGTGCAGTAAGCGCAACCACAATGGTGATTGCAGCAAACACTGTCACAAAAACAACGGTTGCTGGTCAAGTCACGTTGACAATGCAAGACATGGATTTCACAGACCCAGCGTCAATGAACATCATCCTTAATGACCTTGCAGGTGAGTACTTGATTAAGACTGATGACATTGCAGCAGATGCACTTGTTGCAGGTAAGACTGCATCAGGCTCAACATGGACTGTTAATGCAACCGACCCATCCACTTTGATTGAGTCTTTGTATGACGCAGCACGCGAAATTACAGAGGACTCAAACTATTTCCCAACTCATCTTGCTGTAAGTCCTGACGTTTGGCAAAAACTTGGTCAGCAACTTGACGGATCAAAGCGACCAGTTTTGGGTTACACCACAAACGGTGTAGTTGGTCAAAACTCGATTGGCCGCGTTGGTGGTTTGCAGTACACCGGCATGGATGTATTTGGTTTAACGCTTGTTGTTGATAACAACTTTGCAAGCGGCACAATGCTTGTTTGTTACGCACCGGGCTTTGAGATTTACGAAGCACAACAAGGTGTTTTGTCAGTGCTTAACCCATCAACACTCAGCCGCACGTTCTCCTACTACGGCTATTTTGCAACATTCGTTGCCAAGTCATCGTTCATTCAGGGCATCGTAATCGCTTAGTCTGTAGCGGACTTAGACCGCTATGGCCACATACAACACCGCTACAAAACAACTCATTAGCAACTACGCGTGCATCAGCACGTTAGAGCCAACTGACATTGTTGTTGGGCAATCCATAACTGTTGCCTCTATTGGCGCACCGTTTAACGGCACGTTTACAGTGCTGGCGTTGCCACAGTACGAGTACACAGGAATTGATTCAACTACTGGAGAGTTTCTTTATGACGAGGATGTTGCACGGCCTAACCAGATCATCTACGCCGCTACTGGCAGCAACGTTGATTATGCAGCGTTTTACGCCGGCACAGTTGTTTACACGCAGTCATGCACATGGATTTCTACGGCGCAACTGGTCACATATTTAGGTGTAACGATTACAGACCCGTCAGATGATTTTACGCTTGCCACGCAAGCACGAAACGCTGGCAACGAGTTTTGCTACCGCCGCCGTCAAGAGTCAGGCTATTTTGACAGCCTTACCACGTCACCGGGTAACGATGTCACGCTAGGCACGTTGATGTATGCGGCAGCGTTGTGGCGTAGTCGAGGCAGCATAGAAACCGCTTATGCAGCGTTTGACACTATGGGCACACCAACGCAACAGTCATTGACACCGATCGTTAAGCAATTGTTGGGCATCCCTCGACCAGCGGTTGCCTAATGCCCGCACCATACACAGACCTACTAAACGAGGCCATAGACGATGTAGCAGCCACGCTGACAGCCGTATCTGGCTTGCGCGTGGTAACTGACCCAACACGATTAGTTCCCAATTGCGTTTTCCTTTTAGCACCAAGTTTTACGACATACGGCGGTAACGGCAACATTGTGACTATGGATTTCCCCCTTAAAGTTGTTGGCTCTGGGCCTGCAGGTCTGCCAGTGTTGCGCGAGATTTTAAGCATTGTCGCATTAGTCCTGGCATCTAAAGTAATCGTGCTATCTGGTCAGCCGGCATCTATTGAGATTGGCGGCGCATCATTTCCGTGCTACGACTTGACAATAAAAGTGCAGGCACAGACCGCATGATCTACACAATTGCATCTACCAAACTTGGCATTATTGGTGACCCTTATGTGCCAGCTGACGGCATTAACGTGGCAGCGCTACTGTCTGGCGGTTTCATTGTTGAGCAATCCACACCTAAACCTAAAAAACCTGCTAAAACTAGTACAGAACCCAACGAGGAGATTTAACCCACATGGCTACCAGCACCTACCTATCTAACCCAGTAGTCACGGTTAATGCCGTTGACATGACAGACCAGACCAGCGCATCAACCCTGACTCGCGTGATCGAGGCATTGGAAAGCACATCGTTTGGCAAGACCGCACGCGTCTATGTTGGCGGCCTAGAAAACAGCACATTGACTTTGACGATGTACAACAGTTTTGCAGCGTCAGAAACTTACGCAACATTGGCTGCACTTGTAGGCACATCTACAACAGTGACGATCAAGCCAACCAGCGCGGCAACCAGCGCAACAAACCCAATCTCAACTTTGACTGGGTGCTACCTCGAAACGCTACCGATTATAAATGCGGCCTTAGGCTCTTTGGATACCATAGATATAGTTCTGACCGGGGGAGTGTATTCGGTCGCAACGTCTTAATTAACAGCCGGCAACGGCCCGACACGAAAGCAGGCACATGAAAGTCAAATTAGAATTAGACCTACAAGACGGTCGCGGCACACGCACCATGATCACAAATATGTTTGTGGTATGTGAATGGGAAAAACTAGAAAACCGCAAGGTTTCTGACGGTAAAGGTATTGGCTACAGCGACATTGCTTGTTGGGCATATCACCTATGCAAGCTGGCTGGTGACACTGTGCCGGACACTTGGCGCGAATGGGTTAAACAGCATCCCAACATGGAATTGACCTCAGTTGATGAGACAAACCCAAACCCTACAGCGTTGGCACTTACCGAAGACAACTAGCAGAAATGCTGGTAGCAGTAGGATGGTGGCCAACGCACATCGAGTTTGACACACGCGACCTAGTTACGGTGATTAGTGTTATAGAAAAGAACAACAAGAACAGGTGAGTTTCTATGACAGTCAACACGACCATTCAGGTGTCTGGCGTAAAAGAAACTATTAACGCACTCAAAAAGATTAATCCGCAACTGCAAAAAGACTTTAGAGCAAAAGCCAACGAGATTGCACAGCCAGCAATTAACGCTGCAAAAGACGTGTACACGCAAGTGCCGTTGTCTGGTATGGCATACAAGTGGTCTAGTCGAGGCCGTCAGTTGTTTCCGTTTAGCGTGGCTAAAGCCAAAAGCGGTGTTAAGTTGCGTATTGACACCCGGCGCAATGCTGTAGGCGTAATCCTGATTGAGCAAAAAGACCCTGCAACAGCAATCTTTGAGACTGCAGGCCGCGCTAACGCAAACCGTTTAGGCGATCAGTTAGGTTTTGTCGGCGCTGGTCGCACTCGACTAATTGGCCCTGCCGTGTATAAAGCGCGTAGAGGCGTAGAGGCTGAAATGGAAAAGATGATCTTGGACACGGCGCGCACAGTTAGACAGGCAATGTAATGCTGTCTATTCCAATCATCTCAGAGTTTGACGGCAAAGGCATTAACAAAGCCATTAAAGAGTTTAAGCAACTAGAAACAGTTGGCGAAAAAGCACAGTTTGCAATTAAAAAGGCTGCCATACCTGCCGCTGCCGCGCTTGGTGCAGTCACTGCAGCTCTTGGTGCTGCGGTGGCTGCAGCTGCAGAGGATGAGGCACAAGCCGCACAACTTGCATTGACTCTTAACAACGTCACTGGCGCAACAGAGAAACAGGTCAAAGCAACTGAGGACATGATTAGCGCTATGTCGAGGGCTACCGGCACGGCTGACAGCGAACTACGGCCAGCGCTAGCGGTACTTGTGACCGGCACAAAAGACATTGCTACAGCAACAGAGGCATTGTCATTGGCGCAAGATATTGCTATTGGGTCTAACAAGTCTTTGGCTGAGGTTTCTGATGCGCTTGCTAAAGCGTATGGCGGCAACATGAAAGGCCTACAAGCCTTGTCACCAGAGATTAAAGCCATGATTAAAGACGGCGCATCACTTAATGACGTGATGAACGTGCTCGGCGGCACGTTTGGCGGTGCAGCCGCAACCGCAGCCAACACCGCTGCAGGCAAGTTTAAGATACTTAAAAACTCACTTGATGAAACAAAAGAAAGTATTGGCGCAGCGTTGCTGCCAGCCGTAGAAAAAGTTTTACCAGTAATACAAAAGTTTGCAGATTGGGCACAAAACAACCCAGACAAATTTTTGTATATTGCTGGCGCTATCGGTTTAGTTGCTGCAGCAATTGTTGCAACAAACATTGCAATGGCATTAAACCCATTTAGCCTTATTGCTATTGGAATTGCTGCTTTAGTTACAGGTTTAATTATTGCTTACAAAAAGTTTGAGTGGTTTCGCACTGGCGTGCAAATAATTATTAACGGCGTTCTAGGCGCATTTGAGTCATTGGTCAATGGCTTTATAACTGCAATAAACTTAATTATCCGCGCCTACAATTTAATACCGTTCCGCGACAACGTGGACACGCTCGATAACGTAAGTTTGCCAAAACTTGGCAGTGGCGGCATTGCAGCGTCAGTTGGGTCTGGTGCAGCGCGTGAGGGCGGTGTAGGTCAAGTGCTTGCAGGTATGCCGGCTATGCCGTCTATGCCGAGCCCTAGTGCACCTATGGC